GGCCTTGAGCTTCATGCTGGTCTCGATGGCGCGTCGAGCACCGCCTTCGGTGGCCACGATGAAGGTGTCCACATCGAGGTCGCCACCAGCGATGGTCAGCGCTTCCGTCTGCGGGTTGATCACGCCAGTGGACTCGGTGAAGCTTTCGTTCACGCCACGGAATCCGATGCCGGGTAGAGTGTCTTCGCGGTTGTAGCGGTAGGCATTGCCGGAGATGCCCATGAATGGGAGAACGCCAAGGATGGGATTCTCCTTGGCGTAGATCTCGACAACAGCGCTATCGAGAGGGTTGGTCAGCGTCTTGGACGCTTCGAGAAGAGTTAGTGCCATGGTTTAGGCTCCTAGGCCAAAGGCCTGTTCGAGGCGGGTAATGGGATTCAGCTTCGACAAATCGTTGGGATTCATCGGCTTTGTGTTCCCCGCGCCGCCAGGGCCGGGAGACTGGGAGGAGACCACCAGCTCGGGACGATCCTTGAGCCACGACTGCACGTGCTCATCCACCGATCGCTCGGCTCCGTGGGCATCCGTGAAGTAGGGCGATCCGTCCTCACGGTACTTGACGCGCCCCATGTGCAGCTCGACCAGATCGTCGGGACGCAATGCCTTCTGTTTGGCCAACGCATCCTTGATGACCGCCTGGGCCTTCGTGGTGCGTGCGCTGGTCTCTGCCTTGGTGCTCTTCTCGCGCTCGGCATTCAGCTCGTCTTCGAGTCGCTTGAGTCGAGCGTCGAGTTCCGAATCAGTCTTGCCGCCCTTGGTAGGCTTGGCCTTGAGTTCCGCCAGGGAGCCTTCGAGGTCATCGGTCGCCAGGTCCACGCCGATATGGTCGGCAAGGGTCTTGGCGCGGGTGCGATACGTCCCAGCTTCCTTTCGGAGCTTGGACACTTCGCCGCGGACGGCTTCGACGAGTTCGGAACCACCCTCAACGGCCTCCAGGGCCTTGAGAGCATCGGAGAAATTAGGCATTAGGTGTGCTCCTTCATTCCCCTAAACATGAGGGGAATGGGAGCGCCCTAGCTTGTCCGATAATTACGGGGGGATAATCGCAAGCGGAGCATCAACACTTGTTGCGCTTTTGAGATTAAAATGTTTGGACACCCTTCGCAGGAGGCTCAATGCCAAACAAAAAACAGACATCGGCGGACGTCGCCAAAAAAGCTTCGAAGCTACTCGCCAATCCAGCAACCAAGCCGGCAGTGAAATCTGTTGCAGCATCGGCACTGGCCCAAACGAAACAGACAAAACCCGCTAAGAAGAAATAGCCGTTCGAGTTAAAACGCATCGCTTGGGGATCGTCATGATCCCTTGGCCTTGGTTCTCTTCCCCGTCGACTTTACCGATGTGCGGACAAAGCGTTATCGCTTCTTCCGTCTCCCGCAGGATCCACCCCACGGAACGAATCGTGACCGTGCTCGGTTCGCATTCCTCGAAGCGTTGCCACCCCTGTGGACACCCAAGGGAGTCTTCCCACACGACGAGGACGATATCATCCGCAATTGTTTCCATCCCTCAAACATCGGTTCAGGAGGCGTGAGGGAGGGCGTCCGGAAATGGGGTTAAACGGGGAGAAGGCCTGAGCGCATCTTCGGGACGAAGGCTCGTTGCGACTCGACAAACTTGATGAAGTCCTCATTGCTCATCGATGTGAATCGGGCAATAGACTTTGCGGATCGGTCTCTCAAGTCGGTCTCACCAATAGAGTCGTAGAACTCCATATCAGAATTCTTTTTCTCAATCCAAGCGAGACGGTCTCTTTGTGCTTCTTCGATTGTCATAGTTGCCTCACAATCAAGGTACGAGTTCCATCTTTGGAACGCAAGGACTTTAAGACCTTAAACCGTGTTCCATGCTTGATGAGGACCTCACTCTCATTCGGCTTATCGGAAACCCCAGAGATATCAGCCCCCTTACCATCGTGGATGTAAACCATTATCCCGCTATGGTCTCTGTGATAATCTGCGTAGTCCTCATCTGTCGTTGTGCTCGTAAATCCAAGCCACGTAACTTCTGCTCCTTCTGGACTCTCAGCAAGAATCTTGGAGACTTCCTTAATCCCACCTTGGATCCCTCTGTAGAGAGTCCCGCTTACTTGCGGCATTTTATCCAATGCAGAAGCAAGCAACGCCGCCTGAGAAACGACTTTAGGATCCTTAGAGCCTGCCCACAATGCGTTGTTTAGATCGACATACCCCGTCTTTGAATAGTCAACAATCGCTTTCTTTTCGGGCGCGGTGAGTACGGGTACATTAGCCTTTGGCACCAACTGAAAGTCCGGTTGCCATTGCTTCACGCCCATCAGGACCGCACGCGCCCCAGCCGACAGCTTCGCAGGGCCAGCCCCCGTCCAGTGCCGGAGATTGTCCTGCCACTGCCCGTTGCCGTTGTACCCCTGAGATCCTTTCACGGCGAGCAGGCGCGCGCGCTGGGCCCCAGTCATTCCGTCGAGGGCGGCTTTGCCTCCACCCTGCACATTGGGGCGCGGGTCGGGAGTCTCGCCCTTGAACACCATGCTTGCTTGGCAAAGGCAGTGCGGGTGCGCGGGATAGCTCGGGTGCCGGTCCTTGGGGTAGATGCCCGGCCCCATCCCGAATAGGTCGGCTCGTGCGTGGAAGTCGCAAATGTCGAAGATTTTGTGGGCGCCCGATGTCTCCCAGCGCCAACCAACCACATCGGGATCATCGTCGCACTGCGCCTGAAACCCCTGTCCCCACGCGCGTGCCGACTCGGTGCGCAGGATTCGCGAGGCATGGTACCGCGCCTTCTCGTCCATGGCCGTTTGCACCAGGCGGTCGAGTCCCTTGGTCAATCCATCCTCGAGCTTGGCGGCCATCTGCTTGTATGCGGCCTTGAGTGGTGCGGTGGCCAATCGGTCGGCATAGGCACTCAACCGCTTGGCGTCCAGCTGCAGTTGCGCCATTGCATCGGGAGTCAGCACTTTGCGGGCCGACTGTTCGAGGCGTCGCAAGTCAGCGGGCAACTGATCGAGCTTGGCAGTCTTGAGCGCTCCCCCAAAACCGTATCCGTCGTAGATGCGCCTCGATGCCGTCCACGTGTCGTTGCGGGCCTCCAAGTGCGCATTGATGGCCGACACCACATCGGAGCGCATGGCCGCATCGGTACCGTGCAACCGTTGCGACAGGGTCAGATCGGAGTCGTCCCAGATCCCTGCGAGGGCGGTCTTCTGCAGGGTCGGCATCATGTCGGCGGTGACCTTGGGCCAAATGCCATTGCCCACGCACAGCGACTGGACCACAGCGCGTCCCACCTCCTCTCGCGACTTCTCAGACACACGGTGAGTCTTCATCGCAAAGGCCACCGCATCTGCAGCCGAATCACCCGCGTTGATGCGCTCGGCAGTCGTGGCGGCCACCTTCCGAGACTGGGCAACGATGCGCTTATTCGCCCCCGACAGGAGGCGTTCTAGCTCGGCTCTGCCTCCCGTGGGGTCGATCACTAGACGGGCTCTTGCGTAGTGTCAGTGGCTGGTGCTTGCGTCGCGTCGATCGAGGCTTGGTCCAGCTCCGTGCGCAGTTCTTCCAAGCGAGTTTCGTCGCCCTCCAAAAGGACGTTTCCAATCTTCTCAAACAATCCAGCCTTGAGGGCATTGGGCATTGCGGCCGCAAGCGTGGTGAATGCCTCAAAGAGCGGTGCCAAAATGGTCGAGGGATCCTGCAGAACGAAGTCGCGAGGGTACCCAACCGTGTACTCCAAGATCTCGCCCGTCCACCACGCCCACAGCGCGGCGATCTGCATTTCGGCTTTCTCAAGGGTCGCCGCAAAGTCGCCCAAGGCGGTGTCGAGCGCTTCACGATCGATGCGCAATGCCACGCCCGAAAGCAGTGTTTGAACTTGCGCTCCACCGGTTACGCCTGTTTGGTGAGTGAGCAAGGCCTGTCGGTAGATCTCGCGCACAAGTCGATCGATCTGGTCCATCAGCAGTTTGGCGGGCGCATCAGGAGGCGCGATAAAGGCCGGCGCGTGCTTGCCCTCCCCGTCAAATCCCAATGCGTTGTTGACCCCAATAGTTAAGCCCTTGATGTCAGTCGACGGGTAAATGAGGATCGAGAACGTCTGCGCTCGGAAGATCTCGTCGAGCTCAGAGCAGAGGTTGAACAGGCGGTGCCCAGCACGCGCGATGCTCACGAAGCTCGAGCGAGGGAGGGTCGCTCCACGCACTCGCGCACCAGTGCGGATCTCCACCACAGGAGCGGTCGTGTAGGGGCGCGGGAATTCCCCCTGCTCGAGCGTCTCGTCCTTGG